GAATTTCTGCGCAACAAACTCGCCCAGAAGCGCGGAAGGATAGATTTACGATATAAATTTTATGAGATGAAATATCTCGCGAAGGACATGGAGATCAGCACCCCGCCTAAACTCAGGGGCTGGATGTCGTCATTTGGGTGGTGCGGAAAAGCAGTAGACAGTCTGGCCGATCGGCTCGAACTCCGTGGCTTCGAAAATGATGCATACGGAATGTATGATATTTATTCGCTTAACAATTTCGATGTTCTGGCCGATTCCGCCGTGCTTGGTGCACTGATTTGCTCATGCAGTTTTATTTATATATCGCAGGACGATTCCGGCTTCCCCCAGATGCGGGTTATTGATGGGCGCGATGCCACTGGGGTCATTGATCCAATAACCAATATGCTTGTGGAAGGATATGCGGTGTTGGAATCTGACAAGGTAACCGGAAGGCCAAAGGTAGAAGTTTATTTGCTGCCGTATGAAACTTGGCTGTATGAGGATGGAAAGCATGTTTCTACGTTCAGACATCCCGCTCCCTATCCCCTGCTTGTGCCGGTGATTTATCGCCCAGATGCTAAGAGGCCTTTTGGGCATTCTCGTATCACCCGCGCATGTATGGATTATCAGAACAGCGCGGCAAGAACGGTCAAGCGTTCCGAGATCGCGGCAGAGTTTTACAGTTATCCGCAGAAATATGTTCTTGGTATGGACTCTGATGCGGAACGCATGGACAAGTGGCAGGCTACAATGTCAGCAATGCTTCGGATTGATAAAGATGAGGATGGTGATAAGCCAGTCGTTGGGCAGTTCCAACAGCAGAGCATGGCTCCGCACATTGAACAGCTTCGTATGTTTGCAGGACTGTTTGCGGGCGAAACGGGGCTGACACTTGATGATCTTGGCTTCCCGTCTGCGAATCCTTCCAGTAGCGAGGCAATCAAGGCGGCCCATGAGTCGTTAAGGCTCACCACGCGGAAAGCACAGAGGACACTTGGCATTGGATTTATCAATGCGGGTTATCTTGCCGCGTGCCTACGTGACGGAATGGATTACAAACGCAATCAGGTGGCACAGACAAAGGCATCATGGGGCCCGATTTTTGAGCCTGACATTACTGCACTCTCTGGAATCGGCGACGCGGTGCAAAAGATTCAGATGGCGTATCCCGATTACTTCACAGAAGATAAGCTCAGAGAACTGACGGGTATTTGATATGGCAGATGCAAATCAGATTATGGGAGCATATGGCAGACTGCTGCGAAAGAATGTGCGGCTCAACGCTCTCGCTCAAAAGGCGTGGAGTTACAAAGATGCTCATGAATTCGCCGATAAAGCCGCCGATTTGGTCTTTGAAGTCTTAAAACTCCATATGAGCGACCCTGCGAATATCACTCGTGAAGAAGCAGTGCAGATATTCACGGCCGTCATGAAAAAGAACCACGAAGAAGTCGTCAGAGTATGCGCACGTGCACAAAATGACATGTATCGGAAAGCGGGGGTCGGACTCAAAGCCTTAACGCCTGAGTTCAATGCGGAAAAGGCGCGCGGACTTGCTGCAGTCGTTACGGAATCGGAAGAGATAACGGACGACTATCTGCGGAACCTTGTGCGGAATAATTCTCTCGGAGTCGTTGACGAAACTCTTCGCATCAATGCGGCGGCGGCTACGAACATGGGACTCGCCGTACACATTACACGCACCTATGATGATGTGGGTCTGCATGATGGCAAAGATGTTTGCCAGTGGTGCATGGACCGAGAAGGCGACTGGACAGATTACGCGGAAGCATACCAGGCGGGGGCATTTGAGAGGCATCCCGGCTGTGGTTGCATGATAGAGTACCACGTTGGCAAGACTCACACATGGCAGAATCGTGCAGGAGGGTGGAATGAATTTTGATCATATGACACCGCGTAACAAAGACCCCGCAGAGCATCAGGAGGAATGAGACATGGACAGAGTTGGGAGGCAATCCCCAACGGTGTCCGTAGTTCTGCCTTATAAAGACACGAAAGGCGCTGAAGCCATTGAGTTGTATAACAAGTCCGAAAAGGACGCGCTCCCGTGGCAGGAGGCTCTCACCTACGACATCATGGCCGTGGACGACGACGGCCTGTGGATCCATCAGAAATTCGGCTACAGTGTACCGCGACGCAATGGCAAGTCGGAAATGGCTCTTGCAAGGTGCATATGGGGCTTGAAGAATGGCGAGCGAATCCTTTATACAGCGCACAGGGCAAGCACAGCACACTCTATCTGGGAACGCCTGAGCCGGTTGTGCGCGAAATGCGATATCACGATTGTGTCATCTTTTCGCGCGTTTGGCAAAGAACACCTGTACACGGAAGATAGTGTGATAGAATTCCGCACCAGGACGTCCACAGGGGGCCTTGGCGAAGGATACGACGTGCTTATCATTGATGAAGCACAGGAATACACACCCGAGCAGGAAACAGCGCTCAAATACGTTGTTACGGATTCGGCGAACCCTCAGACGATCATGTTCGGTACTCCACCGACAGCGATCAGCGCGGGCACAGTCTTTCCGAACTTCCGGAAGACGGTCCTGCAGAAGGACTCATACGCATCGGGCTGGGCTGAATGGTCAGTCCCGGAAATGTCTGATGTAAACGACGTAGATCTGTGGTACGAAACGAACCCATCGCTCGGAACAGTGCTGAAAGAGAGGACGATCCGCTCGGAGATAGGCGACGATAAGACTGATTTCAATATCCAACGTCTAGGCTTATGGATAAAATACAATCAGCGGTCGGCAATTAGCCGTAACGAATGGGAAGCGCTCGAACTTCCAAAGCTTCCAAAACTCACTGGTCAGTTGTTTGTTGGAATCAAGTTCGGAATCGATGGCGAAAACGTTGCGCTGGCAGTCGCCGCACGGACCGCAGACGGGAAGATATTCTCGGAAGTTGTCGGGTGCAAGCCGATAAGGAATGGAGTCCACTGGATTGTGCAGTTCCTTGCCCAAGCTGACTACCGCAAGACTGTAGTAGACGGCAAGAACGGCGTGGATGTGCTGATGGATGCTGCAAAGGCTGAGCGCATTAAGCGCATCGAGACTGTGAACGTGTCGCAGATTATCAAAGCCAATTCTGTCTTTGACATGGCAATGGAAAACGGCACATTCCAACACATGAAGCAGTCGGCAGTTACTCAAGTCGTCACCAATTGCGAACGGCGGAAAATCGGGTCTAACGGCGGACTCGGCTATAAGTCGATGAAGGACGGCGCTGACATCGCACTGCTCGACAGCATGATCCTGGCAACGTGGATATGCTCAGAGACCAAGGCAGAAAAGACCAAACAACATATCAGTTATTAAGGCATCGCTTCGGCGGTGCTTTTTTAATACTCATTTTACGGATACCACCGGTTAAAGGGAAAGGAAACAAAAAATGGCCGAATTCAAAGTTATTGAGACGCAGGAACAATTAGATTCAATCATCACGGCGCGACTTGAAAGAGATCGTAAGTCATACGCCAAGCAGTTTGAAGCTGATTACAAAGAAAAAGGCTGGAAGAGCCCGGAAGAGATCGAGGCACTTACCAAAGACCTTAATGAACAGATTAGCAAACTGCAGACAGCAGCGGCAGACAAAGAGAAGATCATCGCTGACAAAGATGCGGAGATCGCCAAAGGCGAGAAATACAGGAACGACCTGGCTAAAACGAGAATCGTCATTGGAATGGGCCTGCCAATGGAAGAAGCCGAGCGTCTTATCGGCACAAATGAAACAGAGTGGAAAGAAGATGCCAAGAAGGTTGTCGAACGATATCAGGGTTGGGCTAAAGCACAGAATAAGCCTACTCCGATCGGTAACCCTGAGGGCACTGGCAGCGGAACAACTCGCGATCAGTTCGCAAACTGGGCGGCGTCAGCTTTTAACAATTAATTAAGGAGGACTATCATGTCTGGAATTTCTACAAACAGAACAAATATCACACTTCCCACTGAAATTTCTGCTGAGATCATGCAGAAAACACAGGAACAGTCCGCAGTTATGAGTCTTGCGAGACAGATCCAGCTCCCCGGCCGCGGTCTTACCATTCCCGTGATCACTTCCGATCCTGAGGCAAACTGGGTAGATGAAACCGCCGCAAAGCCTGTCAGCAATCCCGGACTTTCCACAAAGATCATGCAGGCTTACAAACTGGCCGTTATCGTTCCGTTTTCTGATGAGTTCGCAAGGGACATGGGCGCTCTGTACGATGCGCTTGTTGCGCGTCTCCCTCTTGCTCTTGCGGCTAAGTTTGACGCGACTGTTTTCCACGGCACTGCTCCCGGATCCAATTTCGAT